CATGGCGTCTGACTATATTATTAATGTTTACTTCTTCTTTAGCTCATCTTGGCGAACAGGAAATACTCAACAAGGAAATATACTGTGACGGATCAGCGAATGACGATGATGTTTTCGGATATCAAGAACGCTATGCAGAATACCGTTATAAACCATCTCAAATATCAGGCTTATTCCAGTCAGATTCAACGGGTTCATTAGATGCATGGCATTTATCACAAGACTTTGCAACACTTCCAACATTAGGAGAAACATTTATCCAAGAAGATCCACCTATAGATAGAACTATACAAGTATCAACTGAGCCACATTTTATCGTGGATACTTACATTAACCTTAAATGTGCCCGTCCTATGCCAACATTTGGTGTGCCTGGCATGATTGACCATTTCTAGGAGATTATCATGGGATTTTCAGTAGGAGATCTTTCATTCCCAGGTGTAGGTTCACTAGGTGATGTATGGGATGACTTTACAGGCGTAACACAGGTAGAAGAAATGAATCGGGCGAATAAGGATATCGCCTCAGCCCGCAACGTATTTGAAGCAGAAGAAGCAGGAAAAGCACGCGATTTCTCAATGACGGAGGCAGAAAAAAATAGAGCATTTCAAACAGCAGAAATACAAAAACAACTTGGATTTCAAGAGCGTATGTCTAATTCAGCCGTATCAAGAAGGATGGCAGATCTAAAAGCATCAGGAATAAATCCTATACTAGCTGGAAAATTCGATGCATCTTCCCCTGCAGGATCCGCAGCAGCAGGCTCACAGGGAGCAACGGCAAAAGCAAACGCAGCAGGCGCAACAATGCAGAAAAAGCCATCAGGTGCAGAGCAATTATCATCTGCATTAGGATTAGCAACACAATTTACAAATATTCAAAAAACACAAGCAGATACTGCAAACAAACTACAAAATTTACAAATAGCAAAACCAGGCGCAACATTCGCAAAAGACGCTGACGCAGTATACAAAGGCATGAAAGAAATAGCTTCCGATGTAGCACCAAAAATTGGTGCCTTTGTAGGAAATAGTGCACAATCATTAAAAAACGCAACTTATGGCACAGCAAAAATAATTAAAGAAGGTGCATCAGAACGAATAGGAAAATTATTAAACAAGGGTATGTCAACACCCTTCATACCAATAGGTAAATAAAATGTCATTCTATAAAACAGACGAAAACAACGAAGTAATACGTAAACGTGTACAACTCACAATACCAGAAGATGAGGTAATTCGAGTCGAACAATCACACAAAGAAGAAGTAAACATTAATAATATAGTCAGACGCCATGGCGTCGACCTTATAGCTAAAACTGCTGCTTTGCAGCAGTTCAAATATGATGATAACCCTAATAATGACTTCCAGGAAACAATGAACATGATCTTGAAGGCTCAAGATTCATTCTCAAGCGTACCATCAGAGATACGCAAAAAATTCGATAACGATCCCGCCAAATTTATGGATTTCATACATAATGGCGATAATAAACAACAACTCATAGACTGGGGCCTTGCAAAAGCCCCAGAAACACCACAACCCATCGAAGTTGTGGTAACAAATCAGCCAGAGACTCCCCCGCCACCAGGCGAGGCTGGCTAATACTAAAGGCTCCTTTTGGAGCCTTTTTTAATTTAATTAAAAAAAATATAAAATAAGCCGTAAATGGCTCTAATGCGTTTAGCGCAGCGTTAAAGCAAAAGAGCCTATAGGCTATATAAAATATACAAACGTTCAATAGAACGTAATACAGACCGCTATGGGTGATAATCTCTGATTATTGCCCTTCGCGGTCCCCCGTCGGGAGACAAACTAGGGTGAAACCTGAGGCATCAAAAGCCGAATCCGGACAGCAAATTACTTGATATAACTGTCCGGACTGACACCTTTTTACAAAAAAGTGTCAATCCAAGCTTTACAAAGCTAAAAAAAAGATTATTATAATAATCGTCAATCAATCATAATCAGGAGTCATTATGGAACATCAGATCAGAGAAGGTTTAATTTCATCTTACTTATCAACATTCGAAGTATTCCAGGAATATTGTATAAAACATCAATTAACCAATGATGAAATTTTAGAAGTATTAATCCAAGAGGAGCTAATCAATGTCGAAGCGTTATAAAATGAGCAAAGGCTCATCAAACCGAAAATTCAAAAAAAATACCGGTGTCAACAAAATGAACACCAAACCCCGCCCAATGCGTGGCGGAACACGACTATGAAATTTCAAAATCAATATATGTTATTAGGACCAGATGCATGGGTCTTAGTGGGTGATACTACTTATTGGTCATATCGACTATAATGCATGTCTTGCTTTCATCCCTTAACGGCCTATCGCGATAGCCAAGGACAAATACGATTCGATGAAAAAAACAACGGTGACCCACTCAAATTGCCCTGTGGACAATGTCTTGGATGCAGACTTGAACGATCCAGACAATGGGCAATGCGAATCGTCCACGAAGCAGCTACTCACGAAGATAACATCTTTATTACGCTTACATATAATGACGAAAACATACCGCCTGATGGCTCCCTTATTAAATCGGATTTTCAGAAATTCATAAAGAGGCTAAGAAAACATGCAAATAAGAAAAAACTTAGATACTATCATTGCGGAGAGTATGGAGATAACACAAACAGACCTCACTACCATGCTATTATATTCGGGTTCAACTTCAACGATTGGGTCTATCTATTCGACTCTCCTAGCGGCGAGCCTATATACACAAGCCCGACTCTCGAAAAAATATGGAAAAAAGGATTCGTAACTATAGGTACTGTGTCATTCGAATCAGCCGGCTATGTAGCCAGGTATTGTATGAAAAAACTAAACGGCCCACTAAAAGAACAGGTAAACAAAAAAACAGGGCTAAAACCATATGAACGGATTAATGAATATACTGGTGAAATTATTTCAGTCTTGCCTGAATACAGCACGATGTCCCGTCGTCCTGGCATTGGTCATAATTGGATTGCTAATTATACACGAGACGTATACCCTAAAGACTTTACTACAATCAGAGGTATGCGTATGCAACCACCAAAATACTATGATCGCTACCTCCAAAATATTGACCCAGATATGTACGACGACATAAAAGCAGGCAGAGCACTATCACAAGAAATCATGCAAATAGAGAATAAGGGCCCTGCTCTATCAGCACGTGAAACAGTAAAGAAGGCCCAATTTAAACAACTCAAAAGGAGTCTATAATGTTCTTAAATCTATACTCAATTTACGATACAGTAGCAGAAATCTTCAATAAACCATTCAGTGACGTGAACGACGCAAGCGCGATCCGCGCATTCTCTCAGTCACTGGAAGAAAACAAAAACAAGAACGATTACGTTCTTTACCATATCGGCGGCTTCGACGATAATTCAGGCTCAATAACCTGCGACAAAGCACCGCTAAAACTCAAGTCAGGATTTGAACTAAAAACTGCAGAAGTAACACAATTGCCAGAAAACTTAAAAAAACAAAGCGGTATTTAACTTATAAGGCGGGGGGTTATTCCCCCGCTCACCTGTTAGAGGAAAAAACATGCAATCAGTAATGACACATAACTTCAGCCAGGCACCATCAATACAGGCACCTCGCTCTCAATTCGATAGATCACATGGACACAAATTTACAATGGATGCCGGATGGCTAGTACCCTTTTATTGGGATGACGTACTACCAGGTGATACATTTAACTTAAACACCACAGCATTTGCACGTCTAGCAACACCACTATTTCCGATCATGGACAATATGTTCATTGATACACATTTCTTCTTCGTACCTACACGATTAGTATGGGATAACAGTAAAAAATTCTTTGGTGAACAAACTGACCCCGGAGATTCAATCGATTATCAAATACCAATATTATCAGGAGCAGTTACATCAGCTGGGGATACAAATCTTTCAGATGATAATAAAAGGCGTCAGCATTTAATGAATCATTTCGGAGTACCATATGGTATATCTCCTAATGATGTTGATATATCAGCACTCCCATTTAGAGCATACACCAAAATTTATGATGAATGGTTTAGAGATCAGAACCTAATTGATTCAATATCATTAGCAACATTAGGTGATGGGCCAGACGGGCAATCTCCATATATGCTACAACGTCGAGGAAAACGACACGATTATTTTACTTCAGCATTACCCTGGCCACAAAAAGGCGATGCAGTATCATTACCATTAGGAACAGTAGCACCTGTAACATCAGACGGTACAACACCTTGGGTACACTCAGCGACAGAAGAACGCCAGGCATCAGTAACTAGTAATAATACGTTACTTTATACATCATCAGCATGGACAGCAGGCTCAGCCGCACAATGGGGTAAATTACTAGATGACACTGCTACAGGTCTACAAACGGATTTAACAGCAGCAACAGCAGCTACAATAAACGACCTTCGCGAAGCATTTCAGGTACAAAAATTATTGGAACGCGATGCCAGAGGAGGTACACGATACAGTGAACTGGTCAGAAATCACTTTGGTGTCAATTTCTACGATGTTAGCTATCGACCTGAATATCTTGGTGGTGGTTCTTCTCCTATTAATATCTCTCCAGTAACACAACAAGCAGAAAACGTAGGAACAGGTCTGGGAGTTGGTGATCTAGCAGCTATAGGAACAGCATCTTTAACAGGCCATGGTTTCTCTAAATCATTTGTAGAACATGGAATTGTAATGGGCATAATGAGTGTGAGAGCAGACCTAACA